CAAAGGGCTAAACCAATTCGGGGAGAAAATAAATTATTGTAAATATTCCCTAATCAAGCCAGTGGATTCAAGCCCATATCAACATAATCGGGGCTACACTCTTTAATATCGAAACTTATGCCGTAAGAAAATCCTGGCACTAAACCGGAGAAGAGGAACGTGCAGATAAGTGTGCAAAAGTCTTGAATGAACGTGCAGATAAATGCCCCTCCTGCCAAGCCCTCAGAGATGGGGGCTTTTTTATTTTCCTTGATATTTTTTTCTTAAGTAATTTATTGACACGGGCATTTCGTCAAACCCTCCGTTCCGGACTTCGTTTAACATCCAGATTCCCCGCCATGATCCGTTAGTTTGAGGCGTTAAATAATCTTCGTCATGTTGATAATATATTCCAGAAAACAAACCTGTTAAATTTACCCCATCAGCACGCCTTGCAAATGCTATTGACCTATCTTGAACGTGGCCCATTACTGCAGACATATGACGTTTGTTTAACAGCGCGTTAGCACTTGCCACTGGCCGACCCATTACACCAGACGTAAAGAAATGAGAATACGCAATTTGGTCAACCACCACCACTTCAAGATAAGAATAAACTTCAAAGCCAAATGATTCTAATTCAAGATCTTTGTACCCAATTAAGCCCTCCAGTTTTGAATCAGATTCTATCGCACGTTCTATGCGGTTTTCATGATTGCCTAGGGTATATACTAATCGCGGATGCCATTGTTTTTCTTTGTTTCTTTTGAGTCGCGCTTGCTCTTCTTGGATTGGATTCATAAATACTTTCATGGCCTCAATCCCTGCCGCAATATCATCTTTGTATCTTCGTCCCTCAAACGATTTTTTGCCTACGTCCCAAGTGGACAGACTAGGCATATCAAAATGATCTCCAATATGAACTATGACATCAGGTTTCTTTTCAGCCGCATACATACCCGCCCATCTTAAATGTTCAGTGGGTGAGTTTGGTTTGACTTGTGTATCCGGAATAATTAGATGTTTCATCAATTTCGTCCTCCAAATTTTCTATTATTACCTGCAGAAAATCCATAACTGCAAAGGCATCGTTTAAACAAAAGTCGGGAGACAAACTAAGTTTGATTGTTCGGGTAGCTATCCCAAATGGTTCATCGAGTGATTTCATAGATAGGGGGCGCGTTGGGGACGGTGCGCCAAGCCGTACTTAGAGGTTCTTTTAAAACGGTATATCATCATCCCCAAGAGGCTCAGGCTCTGGCTCTGGCTTTTTCTCTTGTTCTGGATTGTAATTAGCCTGAATGTTTGTAACATTTGATTGGCTTGTCTCCGAATCTTGATATATAAGCCTAACATTACCAAGTATAGGAAGTCTAACCTTTTCTTCTCTCTCTTCTTTAGTCATAGATTGAGTGACAAATCCGTGATTTCCGTACTCATTTTCCGGCCCTAAGTCGATAAAAGTAGTTAGATCAAGGTAGGTACCTTTGTGGCCTGCGTACAGTCGCGTCTTGTCGATTTTTGTTACGTCAATATTTAAAGTTATGCCTATTTTTTTCATTTTTCTTTTCCTTTATAATTAATTACTTCAGTATGGGCGTTGGCAATTTCTACCTCTAATTTACCCGCGTATTCTTCATCAAGTTTTATCAAGATACAAACTGGGGGTATCAATTCAGAATAAGCAAACAGATACCATTCTTTTCTGCCTGTTACCATCATGCACCCAGTTACTTGTTGGATGTATTTTGTAATTAAAGTTTTGGGATTTCTCTCATAACCTAACATGACATTATCAGTTGGACATTTTATTTCTAGCCCCGAATCTTCGTTAATCAATCCATCGGGAGAACATCCGTAAGTCAGACTATCATGCAAAATAAACCCAGTTTCTATTACCTTTTTGTTGCTCATGAACTCAAAAACTTTTCTTGCTTCAGGCTCAAGATCAATACCATGTTGCATTGCCGCAGTAGTAACGTTATCAGGGTATGCATTGTAATATTTCCCTAAAATAGCGTCTGATATAAGCCCCTGCGCTTGCGAACTAGGTTTTCCGGTACTGGTTATCAGCTTATGAAAACTGGACGCAGACAACACGCCCTTTCTTGCTTCTCTCCATTCCGGAGTGCCTTGTTCGTGATCTAAGACAATCATTTCGTTTTAGGCTTTGGGGTGTGTAATTTGTAATTAAGCATCCCCATAACTTTGCCGTATTGAGTTGCTTTTAATTCGCCAACATTACTAATTTTAAATGTATCTAAAAAGATTGAAACATCTGAATTAGTTTTAATTAGTAGATCATTAATTTCTTTTTCTTGTTCGTGAGTTATTACCGCATTTGCTACAGCGGGATTTATGTCCTCACCCATGTACAAATGATGCCCCAAACCATGCATGGCTATCGCTTTAACTAAACATCTCATTTTTGAGTCAGATATGTCTCTGGATGTTGGGTTTTTGATAGAGTTATTCCGGTTATCCATAACAGGTAGCCACATAGTATGTTGATTTTCTTTTACCTTAACCGTAACTGTTACTTCAGCAGTCTCACCATAACTAGTGACAGATCCAAACCAATAACTAGAATCAGGAAATTTTTCCATTAGTTTTGACCAAGCATAAGCCCATGATATGTAAGATAAATTACCTTTCTTTTCAATATAATCAGAAACGTCAATCTCTGATAAAATGCTCCAAGTACTGCGTTGATTTATATCTTTCATTTTGATTTTCCTTTTTTATCTAACACTAATTTACGCAACGAAAGCCTTTCTGTTATTAAATGATATCTTTGAATAAGATCATTTCGAGTTTTTGGTTGCTGTTGTAATATATAATCAATTCCTTTAATTCTACTTAAAATAGTTTCATGTCGATCTTGCCACCCATCGTGGGTAAAAAACATAAGGGGAGTCATTTTTTCCATGTTACACCTCTATTTTAAATGGAATACTACAGCCGTTAACACTGGCACTAGAAATAATTGCATCAGTTAAATAATTTAAGACTGCTTTATGTATCTTTTTGTTCTTATTGCCTGCAAAAGATAAGTTAGAAACAAGGCCGTCTTTAATGTCGTAAGAAGCTACAAATTTAGCTGTCCTAGATATCCGTATTTTAGATATATAATTACCAAACATAACATCGGAAGAAAGCAACGGGCAAACTGCCACAACTTCTTCAGCAATAGGCGTTTCAATAGGTGTTTCAATAACTATTACAGCGGGTATTGATTCAATTACTGGAGTTATTTGTTTCTCAGGTTTTACAACGTTTTTTATAATTTGCGGAACTGGTTTAGTTAACGCTATTTTCTTAACTTCTTCTAGCAATAATTCTGCTTCGCCTTGTCCATATCTAACGTCTTTTAACTGCTTAATAAGCATAGCGTCAATAGTAGACAGATCACTCAACAAACTGCTTGTTTCTTTTAATTGCTCAAGAGTTATTGTAATACCTGCTTCATTGTATCTGAGCATAGATTGAACTGATTCATAATCATCATTAAGAGAACCAACCTTATTTGCTAAATCTTGCTGATCGGTTTTGATTTTATTAAACTCTTCTTTAAAATACTCTGATCTCATAGAGTCGCGACTTATTGTGTGCGCCCATAATGCAGTAATTGAACATACTAAAAGTACCGATATTACATTTTGAAAATTAAACATATATTACTCCGGATCTAAGTTAGGGTTTTTTTGTTCGCTAGCGTATTGTTGCGCGTAGCCATTGTCGTACTCTTCGGACTGATACATCTGGTGTTGATAGCCCTTTAAGCAATCATACTCTCCTCTATCAAAATCAGTAAAATCATTGTGACTATATTCAGCAATTTGGTCACGCTCATAATTTGGATTGCAAACTTTAAATAAACGCCTGTCAAAATCATCTTGGTCGTCTGGGCATTGAATTGGATTGTCACACATAACACGTTCCTCTAAGGTTGACCCCAAATAAAACATTAAAAAAAGACACTACGACTTGGGGTTGAGTTGTTAAGATAGCACCATTATGACATATGTGCAACTATATTGTTGACTGCATCCTTAAATGTGCTAACATGTAGTTTCATTTATAGAGGATAGCATTATGGATATTAGAAGAAGTATGAAGTTTTTTATGTATTTTCACGACTTGAATCAATCAGAACTTGCTAGCGCAACTGGATTAGGTCAAACAAACATACATCGTTGGCTTAACGGTAAAGCTGAACCGTCATTATATATGTTAAAAACTATGGCTTATTGTTGTGGCGTTAGTGTTAGTAGTTTTATCGCGCAAGGTGAGATTGAATTAGATGAAATAGCAAGCACTTCTCGCCCTGTCTTAAGACGGGTATCTACGAATGCCTGATACTCCGGCCTATTATGCTGTTATACCTGCAAGCGTCAGGTATGACAGTAGGCTAAAGCCAAACGCTAAGTTACTGTATGGCGAGATTACTGCATTGTGCAATAAAGAAGGATATTGTTGGGCGCAAAACAAATACTTTTCTGATTTGTACAGTGTTACCAAGACAACCGTTAGTGATTGGGTTAAAAATCTTAAGGACTGCGGATACATTGAGGTACAGATTATTTACAGGGAAGGTAGTAAAGAAATTCTTAATAGGTATATAAGATTATCCGAAGGGGCTACCCAAGAAAATCAGAATACCCCTCCCCAGAAAATTCAGAAAGATAATACTACAAATTCTAATACTACAATTAGTACTACATTGAATATAGATCATTTCGATGGGTTTTGGTCTGTTTATCCAAGGAAGGTAGGTAAGTCTGAGGCTAGGAAGATGTGGGCTAAGAAAGTGAAAAGCGAGGATACTGTTAAAGCTATAGCAACAAATATAGAGCAGAGAGTCTTGCAAGGCGAATGGTCTGATGTTAAATTTATTCCTTATCCTGCTACTTATCTTGGGCAGGAGCGTTGGGAAGACGAGTTAGCTGTAGCAAGTCAAGCTAGGCAACCTCAAAAACCAAGAGGCGAGAGGTCTATTAGAGACACCCCCATTTCAGAACAATTGACCGACAGATCATGGGCTGAAGGATACGAATAAAGGTAATGATATGGAAAATATTAAAAAAATAATAAACGTGCCGGATAAACGTGCAGTTCTTTGGATGTATGATGGTGATAATCCACGATTGGAACGTGGGGTTAAATATAGCAGGACTGACATAGCAAAAGCATTTTCCAGATCTCTACCTTTTGTTAGCGAAAGGTTAAAGGGTAAAAAGATTTGCCAAGATATTGACTTAATAATTCATAAAAAGAAAAAAAGTGAAGTGGAACAAAAAAGCAAAACATTTAACTCAGATTTATCACAACACTGGTTAAGGAAAAAATTGCGATGAAATATGGCACTGAGGGGGATTATTACTATTTCAAAGATAAACGCGAACTTGAAAAAAAATTACCTTTTATAATCAAGCGGTTAGAGAAATGGGATTATAGTGACCACCCTGCGGCCGTTAGAATTGAACGATACGTTAACCCTGCCAGTAGATCTCAAGAAAATCTTTTCCATGCGTGGGTGCGAATACTTGCAGAAAAATGGTGTGCGGCTGAAAAGAAAAAAGCAACTAAAGATGAATTTGAATTTACTAAAATTTTTTTAAAAAATAAGTTTCTTGGCGTAGCTAATTATTCATTTAGAGATACCTCTTTTAAAGGACAAGTCAAAAGCATTACTAAGTTAAGCAAAGGTGAAATGTGTTTTTTTATGGATCAAATATATAACCTTGCTTCAGAGAAAAATATACACCTGCCTATTCCGGATGACAGTGAGTACTTAGCGTTGAAGTCTAAACAGGACGAATAAGCCAATATAAGCCTGTTTCAAGGCGTTTACGAGCAAATATGATATATCCTACCAGTTATGTTAAAATGAGGTTTAAAATGGCTCAAACGCTAAGAAAAAAATGTTTAATATCTATACAAAAATTAGCAAGAATATCTGCGGCTGACGAGTATGGAATGGTGAATTGCGTTTCTTGCGATAAAAGAATGAGTTGGAAAGATTGCGATGGGGGTCATTACATATCAAAAGGTAGTTCCTCTTATTGGGCATTAGAAATTGAAAACGTCCATCCACAATGTAAAGGATGCAATGCATTTGGAATGAGTAAGGGAAGTGCTGAAGGGCAGTACACGTTATGGATGATTGATTGGTACGGTGAGGACTTTGTTAGGCAGATGCATGAAGACAAAAGGAAAATTAAAAAGTTATACACTGCTGATTACAAAGAAATGTTAGAAGAATTTACTAGGTTAATTAAATACCATGAGGGCAGGTTATGCCATATTTAAGTGAGCTAAGAAAACGCGCACAAGATTGTGGAATTGATGACGTATCTGACAGGCTAGATTCTATTCTTGAATCAGTAATATATTCTTCTGCTTTGCCTGCTTATGCCAGACATGAAATAGATAATATTTGGGAAGAGGTTGAAGGTGAAGAGGAAAGATTTAATACGCCACCTGACCATAGTGAATTGTTAGCACATCACCCTTATATGGCTTAATATGTTATAATCGACTTTCAGATTTCAAAAATTTTTTATAGGTTTTATAATGCCACAAGTCGGATCAAGACATTATTCTTACACACCAAAAGGGCAAATGGCCGCAAGAAAAGCCGCCAAGAAAACAGGTAAGAAAATTGTTAATCGAATGCCAAAGAAAAAAAGAAGTATGCTTTCTTAACGGCTAGCAACATTGTTTTTCTTATCAAAACTTCTTAATCCTGCCATGCCAAGCATTGCCATAAGCACAGTAGACAGCAAACCAGTGTCAATTTCTGGAACTTGAAACCAGATAGCTAGAAAAGGTGCTAAAATAGTAGAGTATCCTAATCCAAAACAAGAACACCACCCAACAGCAGGCCGCCATCCGGACACAAAAATAGAAGCGTGGGCCGCCTCTACTTTATTAATATCTAATTGACCCTTGTTTAATTCTTGCACATGCCTAGCCGCAAGAGTAGATATTTCATGGGCTAATTCATTTTGCTTATCTTTATCAACTACAAATTTTCCAATAATTGATGAGATAGGGCCAATTAGATTATTAAATAACACGTTACTCAGCATCGTCCTCTACAACTTCAGCTTCTTCTACTGGGTTTTGTGCCGCAAGCAAACGAGTAGCCATCATCGAAATGTTATTGTCCATTTTCATCAAGGCAATTTTTAATTGTACTACGCCTGATTGCATTTCTTTTATGTCATCCCAATATACCATTGCTTCTGGGTTTAAATCTTCACGTTCTAATGTGACTACATCGCCAGTTTCAGGGTTATTAAAATCCATTGTTTTATCCTATAAGTTATTTGAAGTGTAATTATTGCACCTTCAACCATATTTGGCAAACGCAATTGCACCTAATATAAATGGATAAATAGCAAATATCATTCTTTCTAACTTAACGAATTTTATTTTGCTTTCTTCTAACTGACGCTGAATATCAGTGTAACGCACAAGACATTCCTTCTCATGCGCTTCCATCCTAATCATTGTTTCTTTTATAGTAGCCATTAGTTGTAGTTACTCGCTTTAATTAATCTATATTTTAATAAAACTGTCATTGATACAAACTCATTAGATTGAAAATCCTGTCCAGTGAATTCAAATGTGGTGTCCCGATTGGTTGTATAATTTCTTTGGGTTAGGGGTACATCTCTGATTATAAGTGTAGTACCGTTATCAGACGCATCATACATTTGACTTGCTGTACATTGAGAAACAGTCGCGTAATTACCAATTACATCCTCTTGTATTATTTTTATAAGGTTAGGAGGAGCGGCTTGTAAATTACCTGTACATTTCATAATATACATACTTTCAATTATTACTGCCATGTATCCTGATCGTTTAGGAATTATTGTTGTTTTATTATTTACTCCTAAAGCAGTAAATTGAGCGGCGCTCATAGTAATAGAAGTTTCATATTCTGCGCCTACAAGTCTACCTGCAGAATTGATTCCTAATACTACTGTTTCTCCATCACCTGCATCAATACGAGTTTCTTGGGGAATTCCGCTACCTGTACCATTTTGATTTAAAGATCCTGTCCATGATGGATTAGTAATGTTGTCTTCAACAAAAGACTTAAAGTTAACGGCTGTACTATTTGACTGATTAAGAGTAATTGTACCTCCACCTGTCATATTGTCTTGCGCGTTAAAAGTAATTGCAGGATTGTAAACACTAGGAATAGTAGGAACATTAATAGTTACTGAACTATTACCAGATTGGTTGGCAGTCATACTTCCACCACCAGTTGCAGATCCGCTTGTAGATACTGTAAACGTTCCATTGCCAACGCTAGGAATACTTGCTCCAACAATATTTATAGTGGAGTTTCCGCTTTGGTTAGCCGTAAATGTACCACCGCCAGATGCACTGCCACTTGTAGTAACAGTTAATGTTCCATTACCTACTGATGGTATTGACGGGAATGTTGCAAGATTTCCTTGGCCAGTGACATATTGACTAGAACTACCTTGTGGATTAAGAGATATAGTTCCACTAGAAGTAATAGGAGAGTTTGATTCAGCATATGCATTGCCTCCTATAGATACACCGACAGACGTAACACCTTGCTGATCAGTTGGGAAGGTAGTTAAGTTACCTGCACCATTTACATATTGACCAGAATTACCTTGTGGTGCAATTGTTACAGTTGTAGAACCACTTGCGCTAAATGCATTGCCATTAAACGTAACTCCTGTAACTGTACCAGTGTTAGTTGTATAACCTTCTCCATTACCAATTTGATTATTATTTGTTGGTATTGTTGGTTTACCTGTTAAATCAGCATATGCACCAGAGAAATTAGACTTGTTATTAAACGTAGTCCAGTTGGTGGAACTTAAATAACCTGATTGCGAACCTGATGCTACTTGTATTGCTAAAGTAACGTTTCCAGAAGTACCGCCTCCAGTAAGAGGACTAGTAGCACTAACACCAGTTATGTCACCTACAGGTACGCCTGCCACTGCATTGTCTACGTAAGATTTAATGGCTCCAGTTGTAGACAGTGTAGTGTTGCTCGTTCCCAAACTACTACTAGTTGCAATAGTGGTAACAGCGGCACCTGATCCAAAATATAAAGAAGCAATATTAGTTAAGGCGCTACCAGAAGTAATAACTTCTTGAGTACCAATCTTTAAACCACCAGAATTGATTCTTAAATTACCTGATACCTCAACATCAGCACCTCCAGTTTTATAAATAAGACCACTAACACTCAAATTGCTAGTAATATATACACCTAAAGCTTTGGTTATATTAAGGGTGCCTGAACCGCTCATTGTTACAGTGTCAGTAAAGGTCGCGGTCGTTCCAATCAAACCACCTGTGAGAGTGCCACCACTAAGAGGTAAGTAATTATCAAATGATGCTGTAATTAAGTTACCTGCACCATTAATATACTGGCTTGATGTACCTTGTGGAGTAACAGTTAAAGTTCCTGTCGATGTTACAGGAGATCCACTTACAGTTAACGCGTTTCCACCTACAGCTAATCCAACAGATGTAACACCTTGCTGATCGGTTGGGAACGTAACAAGATTACCTTCTCCGTTAATATATTGTGAAGCAGTACCTTGTGGTGCAATTGTAACCGCCCCAGTGCCACTAGCTGTATATGCATTACCGTTAACTGTTACACTTGTTACTGTTCCTACGTTACTTGTTTTGTTGTTAAAGGTATTCCAATCAGTTGAACTAATATATCCATCCGCAGAGGTAGTAGCTTTTGTTATTCCTATGCCTACAGATCCACTAGAACCGCCCCCCGTTATAGGAGAAGAAACTGTTACGTCAGTAATATCTCCTACAGGTACGCCTGCTACTGCATTGTCTACATAAACTTTGATAGATTGCTGTGTAGCTAAAGCAGTCGCGCTATTAGATGTCATGGCATCTTCATCAAGAATGTCAGTAATAGCTACCGCACCTGTTCCCGATAAAGAATTAAACTCAACTAAATTTGCAGTTATTGTAGAGACACCAGTTAAAGTGCCATTCATCGCTATATTTCTACCTATGCTCAAGTCTCTGTCTGTGGTGACTCGCATAGCAAGAAGAGTATTACCACTTGAATTAGTGGTATAGAAGTCTAAATTAGAGGAAGGGCTTGCACTTGTATTTTTAGCCTTTATCTCGCCATTGGGGGCTACAAATCCAATGTTAATGGAACTTAAATCTACAGACGTTGAGCCTGTTGATGTAATGCCCCCTCCGCTAGATACTGTGCTTGAAAAACCTGCTGTTGTTCCTGATAAACCACCTGTTAGCGTTCCACCACTGAGAGGTAAGTAATCACCAAATGATGCTGTAACAAGGTTGCCTGCACCATTTATATATTGACTTGCAGTACCTGCAAAACCATATGCAAGAGTACCACTAGACGTTATAGGGCTTCCCGAAACACTTATTGAATTGCCGCCAAAAGTAGAAGAAACAGAAGTTACACCTTGCTGATCGGCTGGGAACGTAACTAAGTTACCTGCCCCATTAATGTACTGACTTGCACTGCCTTGTGGAGTTACAGTCAAAGTTCCTGTGGATGTGATAGGAGAATTGCTTACCAATAATGCATTTCCAAGTACGGATAATCCGACAGAAGTTACCCCTTGTTGGTCAGTTGGGAAAGTTACCAAATCCCCTGCACCGTTAACATATTGTGATGAAGTGCCTTGGAATGTATATGCTAATGTACCTGTAGTTGTAATTGGACTACCTGTAATTGATATAGCGTTTCCATCAATAGTAGAAGAAACAGAAGTTACACTTCCACCCCCTCCTGCGTTAGCATCTACATACGCTTTAATAGATTGTTGTGTTGCCAAAGCAGTAGGACTGTTAGATGTCATATTATCTTCATCTAATATGCTACTAACTTGAATTGAAGTACCCAATTGAAAATCATTTAAAACTTGAAGCTTAGTAGTGTTCCACGTTCCAAAAATATCAAGAGAGTCTACTGCCTGAAATTGATGTGTTTCGTTACTGTAGTAGTTTTTATCTAAAGCCCCACCACTTAATAATAAAGCAGAGTGACCATCAGGTGTATCAAGTATCAGTGAATCTGAATTGTTCAAATCTATTGCTTGCGATCCAGTATTAGCGTTATAAATAATAGGAACATT